GCCTCGTAGTCCATTCCTAGCGTAGGCAGAACTTGTTCTATTAATTATTCCCATAGATTCGACTCCCTGACTAGCCGAGGCGGTGGCCGTTTTACTTATATTGTATGTCTTTGTGGAATCTTCTGGCTCATAATTGTTACCAGTACTTCTTGCTAAATCTTGTGGTAATGGTAGTCTGATCAGTGCGTAAACAGGAATTGCAGAAGGATTTCCCCTTGCTTGCGCTGTACCAGCATATTTTCTGCATGTAATATACATATAACTGTCAATCTCAGATGGAAGCTCTCTGTTTATGGCAGGATAGGCAAAATTTGGGTTAGATACTGGCATTTTTTCTCCTTGGGCCTAACTATATATGTTAGAACTATGGCATATAAAACAAAATTTAATCCAATAAACACAAGCAAATACGCTGGAAATGTGAAAAACATCATTTGCAGATCTTTGTGGGAAAGAAAAGTCTGTAAATATTTAGATGAAAATAAAAATGTTTTACAATGGGGAAGTGAAGAGCTGATAATTCCATATGTTTCACCAGTTGACAATAAAGCACATCGATACTATCCAGACTTTATAGCAGAAATAAGAACAAAAGACGGTGATGTAAAAACATTTGTTATAGAAGTCAAACCAGAAAAACAGACAAAAAAGCCACAAAAGAAGAAGAAGTCCAAAAGAACATTTTTATCAGAAGTAAAAACTTATGCGGTAAACGAAGCAAAATGGATTGCCGCGACTAAATACTGTGAGGAAAAAGGTTGGCATTTTAAAATAGTAACAGAAAAAACCCTCAACATAAGGTAAGAAATGTCCTCACTATCAAAATTAAAAACATTCTTTAGTACCACAGAACACCCTGCAAGAACTAACAAGTTTGAAGCAAGTTGGCGAGGACTCTCACGATCTGGAGATCTTGAAGATCCTAATGATCCTGTAGCAATAAAATCAGTATCGTTTCCGGGAATGACAGTTGAGTTTGATACTCAAGAATTTCAGGGTCTTAGAAGACAAATACCAAGAAAAAGAAATAACACACAGCAACTTTTGGTAACTTTTTGGCTTGGTAGTAAATTAACCTTATACGCACAAATATCAGACTGGATGAAGGCTGTAAGTGGTATAGATGACAGTACGGGTACTAGTTATAGACCATCCAATAAAGTTCCATATATAAGCACTGATAACTTATATAATGATAAGATAAAAGATTGTTGGTTGTCTTTGCAACTTGAAGATATTTGGACGGGAAAAATCCCCATAGATGATGGAACCGTGACTGGGGATTTTCCAGCAATATTGTTTGTGGGTGAAGCATATCCAGTTGCTATTCAACCGATAAATCTTTCTATTGATCAACCAAATGAATTTGCAACCTTCGACGTTCTTTTTAACTATGTTGATATAAAATATCAGCCAGCAACAAGAGTGTCCTTTCCTAATTTTGGCGGATCGGCATTCGCATAAAACGGAGATTTAAACTATGATTTCAGAATTACTAACACTTGATCTTCCTAAGTATCAAGTTGAAATTCCATCTAAGAAGAAAAAAACTTTTCTTAGACCCTTCTTGGTAAAAGAAGAAAAGGTTCTCCTCCAGGCTCAAGAGACCGGAGACGCAGCCTCTATTCTCAAAGCTTTAGGAGAAATGATACAATGTTGCGTAGAAAATGTGGGGAATCCATATGAGTTACCACTATTTGATATCGAATATCTGTTTATAAAGTTAAGAGAAAAGTCTGTTGATGAAACAGTATCTCCTGCTATAATTTGCCCAGAATCAAACGAGAGAATTGAACTTAAAATAAACTTAGCAGATATTGAATTAAAAACAGAAGATGCACACACCAATAAAATAAAATTAAGTGAAACCGTTGAAGTCCATATGAAATATCCAACTCTGATGGATTATATCGATCTTCAAACATTGGATGCAACATCTTCCGAAGTATTATACAAACTTATCGTCAAGTGTATAAACAAAATACAAACTCCAGAAGAACTAATAAGTGATGTCCAATCACTAAATGAAACTGAAATAGAAGAGTTTGTAAACTCAATGACAAACTCACAGTTTGAATCTGTATTGAATTTCTTTGCAACTATGCCTAGATTAGAAAAAGAAGTTTCATATGAAACGAAAGATGGAAAAACCAAGAAAGTGCTGTTTAGAGGATTGTCTGATTTTTTTCTATTGCCCTCAGCCACATAAATCTTCTCTACCATTACAATATAAATTTTCAACTTATGCACAACTTTAATTACACAAGAGGTGATCTGGAAAATTTACTATGTTGGGAAAGAGAGATTTTAGTGTCACAAGTGGGGGAAGTAATTCGAGCGGAAAATGAAAGACTTGAACAAATGATGGCCAAACAAAGAGGATTCTGATAAATGGAAAATCACTTAGACTTTTTTAAAGAAAAAAAGAAATCTCGTTCGAATCAGGGCGATGGTGTTTTATTATCTGCCATATCAAATCTTAAAAAGGACAGAGTAAAAAAGTCTAATCTGAAAAAGAGTAACATCAAAAAGACAAACGTAGCCAACATAGTAGAGGGAGATATATCTGATAATTATGTAATTCCAGATCAACAAACTCCACCTCCTGACTTTTATTCTGGTTCTGATTATAAAAAAAAAGAAGATCAGGTAACCAAAGAAACCGTAGATAAAAATTACATAACAAAAATAGTAAATGGAATAGTAAATAATAAATTTCATTCTGTAAAAAGTAATTATGTTGTAAAACAGCCACAGAATATTATTTACAATACGATAAAATCACCAGAGCAAAAGCTGTATAGAATGGATAAAAGAAATTTTAAAAATTCTCCAGCAGAACAAAAAATTTACAGACTAAATCAAAATAATGTTGTTGTATCACCAGAAGAAATGTTTAATCAGGCTCCACCTGTTAAATCGGTGAAGAATGGATCAACCAAATCTAATTTTACTAGATTACCAGAACAACGACTAAACACAGCAGAGCAGATATCAAACGAATCTAATTTTACTAGATTACCAGAACAACGACTAAACACAGCAGAGCAGATATCAAACGAATCTAATTTTACTAGATTACCAGAACAAAATTTAAATGAATTAGATAAAACAAAAGTAGATAATCGGCTACAACAAAGTTTTAATTTAATACCAAACGAAACTGTAAAAACGGTCAAAACAGAAACTAATAAAGTCAAAAACTTTATATTAAATAAAAAATCTGTTATTAACTTTATTGACAATTCGTTTATGGAACCATTAAAAACCACCATGGTAAAAACCATAAACAATTTCAATACATTACCCGGCATGGAACTTGGTGGCATTGTCAAGACTCCGCAAACAGTTGTGGTTGCGGAAAAGGCTCCAGAAGCTGTCATACCTTTAGAAAAATATAATGAATTGATATCCAAACAAAGCATGTTTGATATTGTTTTTAATAAAGATGCAAGAGAAGGTATGTTTAGAGAAGCTATCGAATCATATGCGAATGAAGTTAATATAAGACCAAATATCGAAAATAAAAAACCTTTGGGTTTCTTTAAAGCAGAAGGTATAACAGGCGAAAATAAAAAACCAGAAAAACCTGAAATCGTCGATTCACCAAATTCTAATCAAATGGCAACACCAATTGCGATACAAGAAAAAAACAGAATAAATGATGAAATAAAAGTATCCAACCTCAAATTAGAATCACAAATCCAAGCCCAAGATATTTCTCGGAATATCGATCCCCAAACCAACCCTCTTCCCAATCCCTCTCTAGGACAAACTCAAGTAGTGGAGCAGGCAAACAGGGAAGCTATAACAGACGAGTCACGGAACGTTTCCGATCCCGTGACTCGTCTTATTACAAAAAGTTTTGACTCACCTAAGTGGCGTTCTGCACTGTATTAATTACCAGTCTCGTCCGCGAGCTTTTGGAAGTAATCCACAGCATCCATGTCTTCAGAAGTAGAAGACTCGCTCTCGGTTTCCTTCGAACCACTTGAAGAATCAACTGGAGCGGTCATCGTATCCACCGTGGAATTGTTTACCTCGGTTGATCTGATATCTGCACCAATCACTTGACTCAGCTTAGCCTTAAGTTCATCATAAGACTTGAAGTTCGACGCTTCGGTGAAAGCAGTAAGACAATACTGCTTCTTCCACAGAGTCTCCAACCCATCGTCGTCACCGTTCATAAGTGGAGACGCAGAGTCAAACTCTGACTTATCATAGTTGATAAATCCTGCAACCTTTCGAACCTTCAGTTTAAAGTTCGCACCACCCCAAAAATCAAATGGGTTGATAGGATCTTCATCTTCAAATTCTGGTTGCATCGCTTCTTGGATCTTGTCGAAGATCTTCTTTCCATACTTGTAGAGGAAAATTTTACCTTCGTTTTGTGGGTTTGCTGGATCGCTAACAATAAGAATGTTAGAGATATAATTCAGCTTTCTCTTTCGGGTCCTTGCAAGATCCTTATCAGACTCGATCCCACTGTTCCAGAGTTCAGAATTCATTTCTGACACTGGATCCTTCTCTCCAAGAGTGGTACGACTGTTCTCAATGAACCAACCACCCTTACCCTGAAATGCGTGCGAATAGAGCTTTGCCCAAGGAACGTCTTCTCCATCAGCAGCGGGGAGGAAACGAATTACGGCAAAACCATTACTCGACTTGTCTAATTCTGGTCGCCAGAATCGATCATCCTTGTAAGACTCAGACTTGTTGGTTGCTTCCAACTTCTTCGTCAAATCCTGTACACTCGATCTCGACTTACTCTTCATATCAGCAAAACTAGCCATATTAGATCCTTTCCGAGGTTCTACCTCGTTCTTTTATCACTGGGAACTCCCCAGTTCGATGTGTGTATTATAACATAAATATATAGTGTGTCAAATAGGAAGTTTAGATTTTATTCTCGGTATGAGATTAATATCTTCACCTTCTATTCGTAGCTTTTCTACGATAGGCTTATTTAAGTATTTTGCAATTAAGGCAGGTTCGATATCAGACTCTTCACATTGAATAATAATGGCATCGAGGTAAGATCCGCCTTTTTCTCTCACATAATTCTCGATCAATTTAGAAAAATCTTTTTTAGTCACTTCTTCAAATTTCATAATAACTTCCTTTGTTTGGTATCATAGCACATAGAAAATAGCATGTCAAGCTACATATATATATCTTGACAGCAGGAGATAAAAATGGCCTCTTCCTCTATAACAATTACAGTATTCGGCGGAACCGCAGGATTAGCAACAGACTTCAATACATCTGGAGCCGGATTTTCCGGAATCCATATCCCCATCAATAAACTTTCATGGGGTGATGAGAACATCTCCTATCGTGTAAGTGACACATATCCCCTGCCAGTTAAGTTCTACGGATCATCTGGCGATTCCATTTCCGTAACAGGAAAGGTAGAGGCATCAGGATCGTTCCCAATTATAAACCAAGGGGTTGGCACAACCAACGACCCAATCTATGCTCTTGTTGTTGCAGGAAACACATCAGGTGGAGGCCATGTTGGAGTTTCTGGACCAATAGAGGGTAGATCTGGTGGTTTCCCCGTTGGTGTTACTGGTGATATAACAATTGCAAATACTTCAGTCGCTATTGGTTACTCTGCTGGTGCTACACCAGTTGAGATCACCGGAGGACGCTATCTAAGCTCTCTAACGGACAAGGTGACTGTATCGGGTACAGTGGGTATTTCTGGAGGGAGAGCGTTAAACACCTCTCAGGACTCTGTGAAGGTATTCGGTGCTGGTGGTGGTAACACCGTAGGTATTGAGATACATGGAGCAGGTTTCTCTGGAGACGCTCTCAAGGTTGCTATGGTTAACGCAGGTATCACTTTCACCGTGGGACTAAACACCCAGTTAGGTGTAACCAATGATGCGGCAGAAGGATTGTTTGTTCGTGGTATAACCGGAGCATACCCAATCACCGTCAAGGGTGAAAATGATGGTGCAATTTCCATTACAACAACCGATACTCTTCCAGTCTCAACTAGTGGGGCATGGAGTATAAATGATGATAGAATCATCCAAGCCTTGCAAGGCGCAACTGCACCGGGTGTATCTAAGTTGGATTCGATCCAAACAAATACATCGGCTATAACAACAATATCCAGTAATATAACAAATGGCAGACTTTCCGCAAAAATCAGTGAAGTAACAAGACCAGGATCAATCATCTCTGGATCTAAGATAATCTCCACATCAGGATCTCAGTTTGCTAAGAAAGCACTCAAGTCTGGTGTAACGATAAAAGCAGCTCCAGATAATACTAATATTGTTTATGTTGGTGATAAGTCTGTATCAAATGCAGTGAATAACGGTTATCCACTCGAAGCAGGAGAAAGTTTGTTCTTGGAATGCAATAACTTAAGCTTGTTATTTGCAAGAACAGTGAGTGGTACAGGAACAATTCATTACATAGGTTCATAATAAATGAGTAGACGTAACACAAAAAGAAAACAAAAAAGTTCTCTTTTATCATCAAATTCCGATCGATTAATAAACGTCGGAGATGGTGTATTCACAGGACTTTCTTTTTATGATACACTGGAAGATAATGTTGATGTTGATCAAAGACAAAACTGTTCCCCAAACATCAATCTGTATGATGATAATAAAAAGGCATTAATAAATTACGAAAATTGTCTCAATCGCAGAGACTTAAATAAAATTGACGTTCTTTTTAATACTTTGGTTTCAGGAGAAATATTTACTTTATCTGAAGGAGAACACACATGCCATTTAGATGGAGCAGAATCCAATTTAAGTGGCACATATGTGTTTAAAAACTACTTCAATAAAATAATTTCTGCTGAAGTTTCATCTGTTACAAAATCACAAAGTTATGATAAAAACTACATGTCTTCTGGGTTTTTGGAACCCCTACAAATAACCGCAGACAAAATTCTAAAAGAGATTAGAAAAAAATACTTTGTTGTGAATCAATTGGGTTCGTTTGATATTGATATAAGACCTGGTGACTATGTGTCATTTGCGAACACAAAGAGAAATAAAAATAAAAGATACAAAGTAAAAGATGTGCGGATAGTAGATGCGAAAGGTGAAATAGAATTTTATGATAAGATCACTCCCGAGGACACAGTGGGAGAAAAAATTCTACTTTCTGTAATTAGAACACAAACCCAAGAGCAAGAAAAAGAACCTATTGAGAACGTTGAGTTCGTAGATGTGCCGGGTGTTAGTTCATTTTTAGGAGATGAACAACTCCATATAATAAAGATAAATGCTGTTCCAAGACAAGGTGGATCTGGTAATGTTTATTCGATACTAGATCAAAGACAACCTGTTTTAGAACTAGAAGCAGGAAAGTCTTATGTGATTGATTTCACCAATGCACCAACCCACAATTTAAGATTTTCTAGAACCGAAGATGGAACACACAATAATGGTTTAGTGTTTCCATTAGGTCAAAACTATACTAACTTCATAGTAATTGAACCAAGTGATAATCTTGCAACCACACCTTTATTTTACTTTTGCTTAAATCATCCAGGCATGGGAAATAGAGTTAATATAGTTTCACAAGTTGCAGGCAAGTCAAGAATAACAGAAAACCAAGATTTGGTTAGACTACAAGATGAAATCAGACTTGAGAGAGACAATGCAGATGCAGATCGTCAAGGGGAAGATCGGAATATCGATAGAGTTACAGAAGATGATAGAAATAGAATTGAAGAACAACGGCAAAGTAGATCAACCCCACCATCACCCTCTTCTCGTATGAGGAGACAGCAAACACAAAGTAGCTCGTCTCCTATGAGATCTACATCATCCTCATCTTCGTCATCGTCGTCTTCTTCATCATCTTCATCCTCATCTTCGTCATCATCATCTGGTGGCGGTGGTGGTGGAGGATATGGTTACTAAATCGGGGTGACAGGATTTGAACCTGCGACCTCCTGCTCCCAAAGCAGGCACACTACCAAGCTGTGCTACACCCCGATAAAAAAATACGAGCGGTGGGACTCGAACCCACAAGCCCCGAAGGGCGACAGATTTTAAGTCTGTTGCGTATGCCGATTCCGCCACGCTCGCAGGTTAACTCGACGTTTTCATTATAGCATAATCATAGAATAAGTCTAGACTATTTACCAAAAATTTCATTAAGTTGGGTATTTACTCTAATAAACGTAGTACACTTAGGAAGTTCCTTTATAGTCTTCGCTCCGACATAACTACACGCAGATCTAAGACCACCTGTAATTTCCTGTAGTGTTTCTTGCACAGCTCCTCTGTATGGAACCATTACAGTCTTACCCTCAGAAGCTCTGTATGAAGCAACTCCACCATTGTACTTATTCATTGCAGTATCGGAAGACATACCATAAAAGATTTTATGTGATATGTTGCCATCTTCATCAGTAAAATGCTCACCGGCACTTTCATCATGTCCTGCTAACATCCCACCCAACATCACAAAATCTGCACCAGCTCCAAATGCTTTTACTACATCACCCGGACAAGTACATCCACCATCAGCGATGATATGTCCGCCCAGTCCGTGGGCTGCATCCGCACATTCTATCACTGCTGAAAGTTGGGGATACCCCACTCCGGTAATCCTTCTTGTAGTACAGACGCTGCCAGGGCCAATTCCAACTTTTACAATGTCTGCACCAGCCAAAATTAAAGCTTCTGTCATTTCTCTCGTAACAACATTTCCGGCTATGATAATCTTGTCTGTCCATGTTTGTCTCACTCTTTTTACATATTCTAAAAGCCTTTGACTGTATCCGTTTGCAACATCAACACAAATGATTTTTCTTTTTGGGTTGTTCTTAAAGAAGTTTTCTAGTCTCTTGAAATCATGCTGAGACATACCAACAGTTGGAACTAAGCCCCACACTTCTTCTGGCCATTTCTTTTGGATATCATGCTTGTTGACACAAGTAATCATTCCATTCTTGGATAAAACATTACCCATATCAATAGTCCCAGTTGTATCCATGTTTGAAGCCATTATTGGAACGCAACTAAGTTCATAATCAGTCCACTTAAATTTAAATCTTCGGTGTAAAGAAACCTCAGATCTAGACTCAAGTACAGATCTTTTTGGACAAATTAAAACGTCATTATAATCTAGTTTAATATCATGCTCAAATTTCATTCACAGTCACCTTACTTAAGATCTCGTAACACGAAGTAGTTTTTCAATTTGCAAATCACACTGAGATTCTCTTTGTCCACCCGGCCAGTGTAGATAATCTTTGGTTCCGTTCTTCTTAAGATTAATAAGAAGGGGTAGAATCAAACCCTCTATTTCTTCCATTTTTGCTTTGATCAATACATCATATTGAGCTTTTACTTCAACCGAACCCTCGCATGTGCTATTGAGTTCTATGATTTGATCAAGCTTTTTTTGAATATTTTCAATTTCTTCTGGTGCAGCGGTGGAAGCAGATGAGATGATATCATTAAGTTCATCTTCATTTACTGCCATAAAACCAAAGCTGCCTTCATCGAATGATTCCATGAAGTCGTTATCGTTTTTTTCAGCCATTTAAAAGTTCTCCCCCGTTATGTTTTTGTTCGGATGTAAGATAGAGTTTTATATCAGACCCATCTTTCCAAACTTTAGTGCCATTAAAATCGATTAGGTACTTTTTACCTTGAGCTGTTTCTGATATTTCAGAAATAGTACCAATTTTATGACTAGTAACCTCAACAACTGTTTCTGTTATGTTCATCAGTAAACCAACCTTTCATATCCATCGGTTTTTGTGTAATAAATTTTATCGAAAATCATTTTACACCAAGGAGTACAGATACAACAGGGCTTAGACATTCGCATGTCACCAAACCTATTGAATCTGAAATTTACTAGCATAAGATTTTTTCTTTCTTTACACTTCAGAAGTGCATCCAATTCAGAATGGACTTCATCATATCTATAACCTAACTTCTTTGCTTTTGGATGAGATTTTTGCTCATTTGTTCCAATAGAAATTATATTGTTCCTAACAAGTATAAGTGATACATGTTTTTTAGGTCTAGGATTTTTAAAAGCGAATGGTTTGGCTACTTCTGCCAATTTGTCAAACTTTTGTTTTCTCATCAGGTATCACACTAACAAGCTCCAACTTTCTTTCGAAACCATCAGACGTATTATCATCTGCAATTTCTAGAGCTTTTTCTATTGCTTCATTTTTCGTGCTGTCGAGAACTCTTACTTTATGTAATATTGTTTCTCTAACTGTTAAATTATAATCCATGATATATCTCCAACACGCCCGGTAGGATTCGAACCTACGACCTACGGATTAGAAGTCCGTTGCTCTATCCAACTGAGCTACGGGCGCGAAAATCATCTGACTTTACGCCCGTTACCCGAACGGGAAGTCCTTGCTGGTGCATTACCCTTTTTGGGTTTTGAACTACGAGGACTTCCTACTTTTGTAATATTGTTAACGTGTTTTGATTGTGCCATTATATAAATCCTTAAATTACGTCGTGAGCCTTAGACCAGCCATGTCATCAGTGAGCGAGCTTTCTTCCTTAGTCCGAAGAGCTTGAGTAAGATCCATTCCTGCTGCATTACCCTGTGCAACTACTAGACCGTTACCGATGCTGGTGTTGTACTGATTCATGAGTTCAACCGCTGGTGCGATATCGAAAACGATGTGTTCGTTCTTGAGAACGATAGCTTCTTCATCTGCATATGGAAGCCAAGGAGCGAATGCAAGCTTACCTTCACCCATTGGGAGAAGAACAGCAGGATTCTTCACTGAAATAGTTTCATCTTCATTGTAAGTAACGTTCGCAAGTAGTTCTTCACCACCAAAAATTCTAATAAGTCGTACACTCATTTTTTAGCTCCATTTTTTTTCTTAGTTGGTTTTCCCTTTTTGGGAAAAATTTTATCATAATTTTCTGAATACTTTTTCATATCAACTTGACGATATTTATCGCCTTTACCTGCACCATGTTTACCACTCATAATGCTCTCCGTTCTGATGCTTAATTATAGCAGAGTAAAGTATAATTGCAACTAAATTAATTGCTTTTATCTGAGCAAGAACATTTACCAGTAACAAAATCCCAGATTCTACATTTACTATTTGGTTTTTCAATAGGCCAACATTGCCCATCTACTGGAATTTTAGTAGGCATGGCTTGCGCCCTATTCGAAGCTGTTTTCGCTTCACTTTCTGTCAATAGCAAATCAACACACCTATCGTCGATCTTAATTGAAGTATGAAACAATTCTTTAGACATAATAAATCTCCTCATCATATTTATAACGAAAAAACAGGTCAGCAGTCGTAATCTTTCCAGTTTGCGAGAAGTATACCCAAGTCTGCTGGATCAACGGTTCCGTCTGCGTTGAAGTCTGCGTCTGATTCATACACACCCCATTCACCGAATAAAATTCCCAAGTCTTTCCCGTTTATACACCCATCACCATCTATATCACCATACGGTTGTATCTCTACTGAATACGTCCACTCCTGCACATGTGGAACACCAATCTGTAATGCTGGCGATTCGTAATAGAATATTACTTGTCCACCATCGACACATACTTCATAGTCAGTAGAGTCTTGTGCTATAGTGTAAGTACCTATCCTGATAGGAACACGATGTCTATACTTTATGACAAGAGAAGTTGATGATGTATTTGTGAGTGTGATTTGTCCTTGTGATGAAAATAAACTATCGACAATAGGTCGATTGTCATAGTAGTCAACTTCAGTAATTCTTGTTTCATATGCTGAACCGCCGGTGGTGTGTAACCATCCATCTTTGAGTTCCTCT